TGCACGTTGTAACGTCCGTATACTAATCCTGTGTTAGCGTCTCCACCTAATCCGTTAGCTGCTCCGTTTTGGATAAGTAACTTTGTGTAAGCATCTGCAACGTCTGGAGATACGATAAAGTTTACTGACTTACGTCTTAGTGCGTAAGGTAAAGCTCCTGTTGCTGCGTCGAATGCTGCTAGTACGTTAGTCGTAGAGATAGCCGCTCCGATTGCTGTAATCCCGTTGTTTGCTTTTATAACGTCTCCGTCTGCTGCAAACTGCGTGATTAATCCGCTCATTTGTCCTGCTGCTCCAGAGCCGTTCCAGATTTGGTTTTCAAACCACTCAGCTAGTTTTCCTGCTGTATCTGCTACGATAGCGTCTGCAATCTCTTGAGGCGTTTGGTCGTTAAAAGCCGACGCACCCATAGACTCGCCGCTCCATGTTGGGCGGAAATCTTCTTTACAGATTGTAAATTCATTTTTAAACTTTGAAAGTGTTAGTACTTTCTCAGAGTAAGCTACAGCGTCTGTTGCTGCGGTAGTACCACAAGCGTAGTCTACTACTCCAAGAGTAACGTCTAAGTTTCTCAAGTTTAGTTTGTACCCTACGTCTGGTACAACGTTAATTAGTCCAAGTCTAAGAGTATCCTCTTCCTTGATAGCCTGTAGCATAATATCTACTGCTGCCTGCCCTGCGTAATTTGATGTAATTGCCATTTCTTTATCTATTTTAAATTAATTAATTTACTTGTTTTGGTTTGCTAGTTTAATAGCCTCAAGGATACGTCCTTGCTTTGTTAAAGTTACTTGTTTTGGTTGTGAGCTAACAGGCTCTACAGACGGCTGCGCCGAAAGTGTTACAACCTGCTCCTTAAGCTCTACGTTTTCAGACGTTAAAGTTTCTAGTTTAGCATCTAAAGCGCTCATTTTAATTTCCATACTCTCAGCGTAAGCCTTAAACATATCGTCTAAAATCTCTTTTATTACTTTCATAGACTCCTCGTCTGCGTTTACTTCCTCGATTACTTCGCCATCTTCCTCAAGCTCAGCCTCTACTACTTCCTCAGCCTCTGGAGCTACTTCCTCCTCAGCCTCAGCCTCAGACATAGACTCTACTAGTCCGTCTTTTACAACAATCTCGCCGCCCTCGTCGATTTTATACGTTCCGTCGGCTAGAGATACTTTCTCGCTTTCGTCTGCAATTAAAAATACAGCCGTTCCAACCTCTAAAGTTTCGCCGTCGAATTGGATATCTAGCTCGCCAGATTTTACACTTCCTAGAGTTACCTCTACCTCCTGCTCTGCTCCAGATACTATCTGTTTTAGCAAGGCAAGGATATTCTTGTTACTTTTACTCATTTGTATATTTGATTTAAAATTTACTTCCTCAAGCTCTACCATTCCATCGATAGAGAAACCCTTTAATTCGCCCGTTTTGATATAGTTATTCCAAATGTCGTCGTTGTCTACTTTCATAGAAACAAGCCAAGAGCCTTTGGGATATTCTAATCCAAATGCTGCGGACTTATCTACTTTGGGATTTTCTACTAGCCACGACTCTACAAACGTAACGCCCTCGATAGGCTCGTCATGTTCTAGCTTAGAGTTTAGTTGGAATCCAGACTGAAAAAAGTTCTGTGAAAAATCTTTTATAGTTTCAGCGCTAAAAAACATTTCAAACTCGTTACCGTCCTCGTCTACTCTGTAGATTAATTGGTCGGGCTGTAAAACTAAGCCCATTAAAATACGCTGCTCTTCGTCTACTTTCGCAAACTTTACAATCTTCTCTTGTTTAGCCATTGCGATAAACGTTTCCTCTGTCGCAGGCGCGTTAACCAAACTTATAGCAAAGACTCCTTTGCTCTTTTTATTGTATTTGCCCTCGTATCTCTTCATAGTTTTATATTATATTAACGAAAAAATTCCTTTATTGTTTCACTATTTCTAAAATCCGCTACCCTCTACTATGTTGCGGTCTGCGCTTTGAGCTGTTGTAACCTCTCCACTTACGACGTATGCCTTGACGGCGCTCTCTTGCCCTTGTATACTTTGCTGTATTGCGTTGCTCTCGCTACCCTCTACTAGATTAAACGCTGGAGCCTCTGCTCCGCCCTCTGCGCCCTCGTCTCCGCCTTGAGGCGCTCCGCCTTTACCTAAAGCCGCTAGTCCTTTAGCTGTTGCTGCTACGTTTGACGCTATACCTATACCTAGATTAATCTTATTCGTTAACTTTTTAGCTGTTAAATATGCAGCTCCTGCTGGTCCTAAACTTGACGCGTAAGCTGTATCTGCTAAATCTGCGGTTGTTTTTCCTATAACCATTTTAGATATACCAACTGCGGACTCTCCAATAAGAGATGCTGCTTGAAGAGCTTTATTTTCATTTGCTAAATCTCCTAAAATACTAAACGCCTTTCCTATAGCGTCAAATTTTGCAATTTGTATACCTACCTCTGCGTCTGCTACAGCTTGAGCTTGCTCTTCTTTTGTTTTGTCGGTTTTTGCAGTTTCTACTGCGTCCTCGTCTGTAAACTTTTTATTTAAAGCTGCTAACCTTTCTTTATGTGATTTTTCTAATTCTTCTATTTTGGCATTATCTTCGCCGACTTGCAAAAGCAACTCCTCAAACTCAAGTTTTAAGTTTTGTCTCTCTAGGTCTCTAGCCTCTTTTTTAGTGTTTGCTGTAAATTCTTGTAATTTTTTTTCCTCCGCTGCTATTCTTTTGGCTTTTTGCTCTGGCGTTTCTTCTTTTTTATCGCTTTTTTCTACCCCTAACTCTTTTAACTTTTTAATTTCTTCGTCAATTTTAGCTATAAGTTTATTTTTAGCTATTAACTCCGCCTCTGTAGTTTCTGGCAATAATTTTGCGTTTTCTAAAAGTGCCTCTTGTATAGCAATTAAAGATTTTGATTCGTCTGTTAGGTTTGTTGTTGCTTCTACTGTCTCATCTATTGAGTCGTTTGTATCGTCTAAAACTATCCCTAACTCAGCTAATATTTCTTTATTTCTTTGAGTAGTTTTGTTTACTACTTCTAAAGACTCGTTATAATCCTCTTGACTACCGTTTAACTTTTTTACGCCTTTCTCTAGGTCTATAGCTGCTTGAGCTTGAGCTGTATACCCGTCTTTAATACTACCCTGTAATTCTATTGTACTAGTAACTCCTTGCTTTTCTAAAAGCTGTCTTTTTTGCTCGGCGGCTTGCTCTTCTAAAGTTCCCTCAATTGCCTCTAAATTAAACTTTCTGTTATTCCTAGCTATTTGCTCTCTTAAAGATAAAGTTCTTTCCCCTACCTCTTGAGCGTCCTCGCCTGCCTTTTTTAACTTTTCTGCAAGTTCCTCCTCTTGTGAAGATATTAAAATCTTTTGTATTAATTGCTCGTTAACACCTTTTAACGCTGTCTTTAACTGCTGATTAGTTACTTTTTCCGCAGATATATTTTTTAAGAAATCTGGGTATTTATCTTGTAACCCTTTTATTATTTTTACTCTTTCTCGCTCGCTTGTGTTAGTATCTAGTAGCTGAGACTCTAACAAAAACAACTCTGTTTGTTCATCTCTTAAAGCATCTGCTAAATCCTTTGTTGGCGTTAAGAAAGATAAAACGGCTGTACCTGCTTGAATAAATCCTCTAACTAAGTTATTTATTATATTCGAGCCGTCCTCTATAGACAAAAGAAACCCCTCCCAAGCCGAGCCTAGTTTTGTTGTATCTCCTGTTAAGTTGTCAAGCCTAACCTCTGCCATTTCTTTTGCAGCTCCTGCGGCATTTTCAAACTGCTCCTCTAACTCTGCTATTTGGTCTCCGCCCTCTGCAAGACTTAAAAAAGACTTAGCGCCTACAACTCCCACAAGCTCAATAGCTGTATTAAGTTTATTCGATGAGCCACTTACTTTGTCCATCGCCTCCTGTAGAGTAATTCCTTTTTTGTTAAGCTCTATAAAAGTCTTTGATAATCCCGTTCCCGCTACACTTCCTTTTAGTCCGTTGTTTGCTAAAACTCCTAAAAGAGCCGCAGTTTTTTCTATACTTACACCTGTAGCTCTAGCCGCAGGCGCAACAACCTTTAAACTTTCTCTTAAAGCCTCAAAATTTAATGCAGACGTCGAGGTACTTTTTGCCATTACGTCAACTACTTTTTGAGTATCCTCCGTAGTTAAACCAAAGGAACGCACTACAGAGCCTGCAAGCTCCGCAGCGCTAGCTAGGTCTACCTCTAAAGACGCAGCTAAATCTAATATCGACGGCGTAGAGTTCTCAATATCTTTAACAGTAAAACCTAATTTTGCTAATTCGGTCTGTAAAGAAACAACTTGTATTGCTGTAAATTGTGTTGTAGCTCCTAACTCTTTAGCTTGTTTATTTAACGAGCTTAACTCGTCGGCAGTTTTACCTGTAACCGCCTGCAATGTACTAAAAGACTTCGCAAACTTTGCGCCCGTTGTTACCGCAGACGTAAATAAACCTACTAAAGCGCCAACCGCTATAACTATCGCACCTATTCCAGACGAGGCAAAAGCGGCTTGCAATCTTCCAAGCATTGGTATAGCTCCTCCTATTGCGCCTTTTAATCCTGCAAATCCTCCAGACAAAGCCTCGCCAGATTTTTTCGTAGACTTAGCGGTTTTGTCGACTTGTTTGTTTAAATCTTTTAACCCTTTCTTTGCGTCCTTATCGTCTAGCGTTAATTTTACTTTTACCTCTTTCATTATCTTTTAGCTTTTATAATTCGTTTTACTTTTTGTTTTAATCCTCTCCAAGTTGTGACCATCTCGTTTTTACCTTTTGCGATTTCGGTATAATCCCCTGCGCCGTAAAACTCTCCTCGTCTTAGTATATCGATTACCTCTGTAATGTGATTACTCATTTTGTACTATTGTTATATCTGTTGTTATTGAATCCTTTACGTATCGTATTATCATGCTACGAGTTCCAGACGGCGTCGCCCACTCGTCTACGGATATAGTCGCTAGGTTGTCAGCCGTTCCCTCTACGCCCGTAGTTATCCAAGACGTACCGCTACCGTCTGCAATTTTAGTAACCGTATAGCTTTCTATAAATTCCACGTTAAAAGCCATATCCGTTGCCCACCTTTCAATATTAATAATAGACGGAATGTATACTCTATTTTGTAGAGTAGTGTCAAAGCCGTTTATTAGCTCTAACTTTGTTAATCCGTTTAAGAGGTTATAAGAGTACTTATTTATTCTGTAGTCTATTTCTCCGATTGCGATAACATCGTTTAGCTCGAGCCTTGTAACTATCTGTATTGGCAAGTTTGCGGTATACATAAACGTTCGCCTCTTTAGCTCAAAGATTGCCGTTACATAATCCTTGTAATGTATACTATATAAATTATTGACTAAGCTCTCTCCCGTAAAGTTGCTAAACTCTGCCTCGAATAGATTTGCATAAACAGGACTTTCAACTCCAAAATGATGTATTGGTATAATTAACTCCGTATTTAAAACTACGTCCGCGGCTAAGTCGTTAACAAATCTTATAGGCGTTGCTGAAATATCTTGTTTCGATACGTAATGCAATACAGCTTTAGGTACAACTTGGTTTAAATTATCGTCTAGTATTACGCCTGTTTGTATATTTGTATTTGACTCTGTAACTGCGGTGTTTTGGTCGGTTAATTTCTCAAAGTATATTTGTTCAAATGGTAGCTTTACCTCTAGAGTACCGCCGTCGATTAGTTTCTTTGGCGTTAAGCTCTCGTATACATTTACAAGCGATGCTCCATAACCTTGCCCGTCCGCCGCCTGTTTTTTAAACTCCATATTCATTATAGTACTCGGCTCCTCAAACTCGAAAGCAATACGTTTTAAAAGCTCGCCTCTGTCTACGTCAAACTTTGCAAAATCTATATATTTAGTTGCGTCGTATCTTTGCCCTTGAGCGTAGTAGGAATCCAAAGTGTTAACGTAGATACTGCCGTCGTCTTTTGGAATTGCTACGAGCTTAAACATATTAAAAATGCCCTTAAGAAAGTCAACGATTTTTAATTCTGGCATCTCGTCGCCTATAACTACCTCATTAACTAGAGTTTGTGAGCCAGTACTTATGTCGCTAGGCGAACTGCCTGCCGCAGTTATTTTAACTATACCAATAGCAGACGAAAACTCTATTTTAGAATTGCTCTTTACGTGCCAAGTGAATCTAAAAGTAGTCGTACCACTCGGAGAAAACAAGTTAGTACCTATCGAAACAACACCGTCTCCGTTCGCCCATTGCTCAGAATCCCAAGCGTAAACGTCCTCATTTGTATCTGCGTTTCTAACTATAAAAGTATAGGGTACATCTTCGTAACCAGACGCAGGGGTTATGACATTATTAAAAGCAAATCTTGTTATATTTACTCCAGATTGTATAGTTACAAAAGTACCAATATTAGTACCTAAATTTATATAAGTTCCAGAGCCTGTAGTAAAGTCTACTATATCCTCGCCGCCACCTATCGCCACCCTATCGTCTGCCTTGAGCCAAAGATATTGTTTCTCAAACTCTGTAGTACTAAAGAAATCCCTAGAGAATACTATAGGGTTATCATATATAAACGAGTTGTATCTTGTCTCTATTGCGTCGATTATTTTTGATAGCTTTACGCTAGGTCTTAGGTCGCTCCACACTACGCCCGTAGCGTGTGAAGTACTCGCTCCATTTGCTATGTTTATAGTCGTAGCGTCTACGTCATGCGCTCCCGAATGGCTGTTATAAAAATAACGCTTGTTAGCCATTAAAGTATAAACGATGTCGCCGTCTAATAGATTCCCCTCTAGTCCGTCAATTACGTTGTCGCTCGTCCATTCGTGGTCTAACTTAGGAAAGGCTAAGTCGCTCAGCATATCCTCGCCTATTGTATCCGATATGTTAGGCAGATTACCAAAGAAATTAATTGTATAGCTCTCAAGTCTACCCTTTACTATATTACACTTATTTAAACGCCACTTTCCAAGCTTGAAAGGTACGCCGTCAATATCAATACTGCCCTCTACTTTACTCCTAGCATCAAATCCGTTATCTATAGACGCATTATACCAATGTTTAAACAATCGATTATTATTTTTACTAGCTGGAACGGTAAAACTCTTAGAGTAATCGCCTGTATTTTTAGTAATATCGCTCACATCTAAAACAGAGCTTACAATATCCACGCTCTCGTCTGCGTATTGGTCTAGTAATTCGCCGTTAATAAATAGATTAACCATTTTATATATTGTTTATTTCGTTGTAACTCATTTCGAAAGTCATAGTATAGTTAATTAACCTATCGTTTTGCCTTGTCTTGAATTTCTGCGAGGTCTTTTTTATGTTTAAAGGCGTGTAAGTTGTACCATTATAGCTCCAGATTCGTTCTGTTAATAGTATTTGCTTGAGTACTTCGTTCATATCCTCGTCAAGCCACCCCGTCTCCGCCATTAATGTAGTGCGACCTTGAACGCCGTACCTTACAAATTGATGGAATCCGTCCGACGCCTGCCCTCTGTTAGTCTCAAAGCTGCTATCCGTTACGTCTATAGTCTCCTCTTGCTTTTTAAAGAACGTAAACGTCTGCAATGCGCCGTCTTTGTTTTGAAAAAATACGTCTAAGGGGGTATATTTACACTCGTCTGTTAGGTTTAACGTAGTGGTTTGACCTTGCCACACTATCTCTATATAAGCCTCGTCTACAGCTAGAGATAACTCTACCCAAAGGTATTGAACAATCTCGCTACTCTCGTCCGATAGCGCAGGGGTTGCCGAGTAATTTATTTCTAAAGATGGGTAGGACTTTACCGTTACAGCGCTAGAGGTTGCACCCGTAGGCACGAAGATAGGAAAGACAAAGTTTCCCTCTCGATTTACTTTATACTCTTGAGGATTTAAAAGCGTTTGATTAGACACCGCCGTTACATTTCTGCCCTCGTTTCCGTAAGCATACCCTAGCGTCATTATCTGAGTAGTCTCGTGGTACAACGTAGCAACTGCGTCATAGGTTACGTAAGTATATACCCATTGCTGATTGTTACCGTCGATTAATTGTATACCCGTCGAGAGCGTAGGACTCGGCTCAGTAAATTCTATATAGTCTTGTATAATCGCGTTTATATTTATACTATGCGAGCCTGTCGACGCCGTAGTATTTTGGTAGGTTATCTGATAGCTATTTGTATTATCTGGGGTAGACTTGTCGCCATTCCAAACCCAAACGTTTAGCGTATACTTTGCGCAAGTTACACCCCCATACACTAAAGGAGTATCTATATAAAACGGACTTAATGCTCTTATCATTTTGTTATTGTTACGTTATCACTTTTAATATTCATTCCGTCGATGAGGTCAAGAGCGAAAGCCTCGCCTATCTCGTCGCCTAGTTTTAGTACTTCATTGTCTAGAGCGTCTGTAAAGAAATGCGTCGTCTCGATTCCTGTGTGATACACACTATTTGCAATCGCATAAAGCAAACTTTTACGACTTGTAAACTTTCCCTTTGCATCTCTTGGCGCTATACCCTTTCGAATACTCCACCCGTTAAAAGCCATAAACGGCGGCTTTTTGTTTCGATACTTAAATTTATTATTTGTTACCTTTTTAAGTTTCCAAGCTTTGCCGTCTGCCTTTGTACCTCCCTTTCCTTTAACCCCTGCGTCTACATATTCCCAGTAATCCGTTAAAGTAAACTCTATAGAGCTACCCTTTACTTTATAGCCTAAAGACTTCTCAAGCTCTCCGCCGCCTTTCTTTTTTTTCTTTAGATTAGCTCTTGCCTGCTTTACTACATTACTCCCTAGAGTATCAAATATTTTCGCTATACTTCCCAAAAGCAAAAGCTAGTTTCGTCTATTGGCATCTCTACCTCTAGGCTCATATCCCACCCGTCTAACAGGTTTTTGTCTGAGTAGGTTATCTGTGTTAAGGTCGGACTATCCGACGCCGTTATATTGTTATCTGCAAAGTCTCTGTGCATTTTAACCCAAAGCGCATTTAAGCAAGAGAGCGTAC